AAAAAAATTTGATATGAAAAATATTAGTTTTAAGCCTGATGAAAATAAAGGACCTGTTATTGTATTAATTGGACGCCGTGATACTGGTAAATCTTATTTAGTAAGAGATCTTTTATATTATCATCAAGATATTCCTATTGGAACTGTTATATCTGGAACTGAAGCTGGTAATGGATTTTATAGTGAACATGTACCGAAATTATTTATTCATGATGAATACAATACTGCTATTATTGAAAATATTCTGAAAAGACAAAAAGTTGTTTTAAAACAAGTAAAAAAAGAAATACAAAATTATAAAAGATGTAATATTGACCCACGTGCATTTGTTATTTTAGATGATTGTTTATATGATGCTGGATGGACTAAAGATAAAATGATGAGATTACTATTTATGAATGGACGTCATTGGAAAGTTATGTTAATTATTACTATGCAATATCCTCTAGGTGTTCCTCCAAATTTAAGAACAAATATTGATTATGTTTTTATTTTAAGAGAACCTTATTTGACTAATAGAAAGAGAATTTATGAAAATTATGCGGGAATGTTTCCTACATTTGAATCATTTTGTCAGGTTATGGATCAATGTACTGAAAATTATGAATGTTTGGTAATTAACAATAACTCCAAATCAAATAAATTACAAGATCAAATTTTTTGGTATAAAGCAGAATCACATAAAGACTTTAAACTAGGTTCTAAAGAATTTTGGGAAATATCTAAAGATTTAAATTCTGATGATGAAGATGACAACTATGATCCTAGTAGTGTAAAAAAAAGAGGTGCTGGACCTAAGATAAATGTTAAAAAAAGTAAATGGTAATTAATTATTAAAATTTTTGTTTAATAATTAATTCAAAGAGAGAAAATAACTTTTACACCTTTGAACATTTAAAACGCTGACTTTATACAACTAATTTTCTTAAATCATCAGCAAAACAACATTCTAAATCTAATTGGTGAACTTCTTTTAATTTATTTTTATCTACATTTTTTCTTATATAGTCCGCAAATTCATATTCAGGACTTTTTAAAAAATTATATTTAAATTCTTTTAAATATTTACATTTAATAGCAAATAATCCTAATACACAATCATCAAACATATATTTTAGCGTACAAACATTAAAAAATTTAACAAAAGCATCATAATCGTTAATATTCTTTTTAACAAAATTTATGAAATTTAAATTTAATAATTTATATCGTCCAGTTAGTTTTATGATAATATCTTCATCTTTAATGTTATACTGATTTATTACTTCTTTTATATCTAATAATTCATTTCCTCCTTTATGCTTATAATTAATCATATTATTATTTGTATAAAAAATATCACATTTTAAATTATCTAAATATGTTTGTCGTACTCCATTATTTTCAACTATAATTGGTTTAATCTTTGAATCATTATTAATTAGCTGTATTAGATTGTTTATGCATTCAATATATCTGAGTTGTCTGTGAATCTTATTTTGTACACCTATTTTATTATTTATTGATGTTGTAACTATTATATATATCATACTGTATTATATAATGATATATTAAATATATATATACCAAACGAATGATTGGGTTTTTAATCGGCATTTGAATTGTTCAAAGGTGTAAAAGAATATCTGGATTAATATAATTACTAGACTCATCATATCCTATAATTTTTGTTTCATTTATCATTTCTATAATATTATCTATATCTGAATATATTATATTATTTCCGAATATTTCTCTATAATTTATATTAGATATTGGAATCGAATTTTAAATTTCATTTCTAATAATATAAAGAAAAATCATTAAATATATATAATGATTATTTGTGATAAAAATAAATATATAATTTTATGGTCTGCGTTTTAAATGTTCAAAGGTGTAATATTAATTTAATGCTGTTTTATATATTTTTAATGCCTTTTCTCTCTGTAAACTATAATCAACTATAGGTTTTGGATAATTTACTTTATAGTCTTCATATTTAGAATACCATAAGTGTATATCTTTACTTGATACATTTTCTAATTCTGGTACCCAATGTTTTATATAAACCGCATCTGGATCATATTTTGCTGACTGTGACCAAGGATTGAAAATTCTAAAATATGGCTGTGAATCCGCACCTGTACTAGCAACCCATTGCCAATTACCATTATTTGACGCAGGATCATAATCAGTCAATTTGGTAGCAAAATATTTTTCTCCATCTTCCCAGTTAATTAATAATGTTTTTATCAAAAATGATGCAACTATTAATCGTCCACGATTATGCATATAACCTGTTTCATTCATTTGTCGCATACAAGCATCTACAATAGGAAAGCCTGTTTGACCTTTTTTCCAATCTTCTAAATATTTTTTATTTTTACTCCATCTAATTTTATTATATTGCGATTTCATTGGACTACCCAAAACATAAGGAAATGAAAATAGAATATTCGCATAAAAATCTCTCCAAATTAATTGTCTAATAAAATCTTTATTATTTTTGAATGATTTTTTTACTTCTCTCACACTAACACAACCATACTTTATGTATGAAGATAATTCACTAGTATTTTTGTATAAATCGTTTCTTGTTTCATCAAAATGCTTTTGTGTTTTTACCGCATTTTTTAACATCTTTAATGCATTATTTCTACCACCTTGTACTAGTATATTTTCATTATATTTTGTAAATTTATCAAATGCCTCATCTAATGAAATAGAAAATTTAGATTTATAATTTGTTTTCTTTAAATATAGTTTTGTCTTACCTTTTGGCTCAATAAATTTTTCTTTTAATGATGTTTCATAATATGGAGTAAATTTTTTATAAGGTGTGTCAGATAAAGTAAAAATAGTTCCTGGTTCATGTAAATAGTAATCAGGAGTCATTTTACAAATAATATTGTTTTTTAAACATAAATCATTTATTTCATTGTCTCGTTCAATAGCATATGGTGTATAATCTTTATTAAAACAAAGTATTTGAATATTATGTTTTTTAATAAAATCTTCAATTACATCGTTGTTTTTACCATATGAAGATAATAAAGTTCCGTTATTTTTATTAATATCTTCTTTCAATTCTTGTAAACTAGTAATCATAAACTGTATAGAGTTATTTGATTTAAAGTCGTTTTTATTGCTAACTTGTTCAGGTGTAAATATAAACAATGTGTATACATTTTCACATACTGAGTTTATATAGTTCAATCCAGTATTGTCAATAATTCTAAAATCTCTTCTAAAAATAAATAAACCGTTTTGAAATTCTTTCATTATTTTAATTATATTATATTAATATTTATTATTTAAATATAATTAAAATTTTTCTATTTTTGAACTTACGCATCTCATATTTTCTATAATTTTCTCTTTATTAATGCTATTTTTATAATCAAAATCACAATCATGCGTTTCTGGAATTCTATGAATTGAACAATAAATATTATTGCATTTACATTTATAATCTGTCAATTTTAGCCTTTTATTACAATTTTTATAATAGCATCTACCTGACATTATATATTATTATGAATTATATAATATTATATAATATTTTTGTTATATTGTTTAATTATATGTTTTACTCTTCAGTCTTGTCACTAGAACCAGATGATTCTTGATTAGACATTAATTCACTAGCTCCATGATCAGTATTTTTATCTGTTACAACATTATCTCCTTCAAATAATTCCTTACGAATATCAGCAACACTTACATCCTTGTTCTCCATTAGAGAGATTTCAGTCGAGTTCATATTGGCAACATTCACAAGTTCACCGTCATCATTCATTACTTGTGTAATAACATTTCCTGACTCCTCAGCCTTCTTCTTGTTATCTTCCATTGCCTTCTCCTTGCTTTCTTGTATACGCTTATCGAATTCCATCTTAGCTTTGTCTTCATTCTTCTTCTTTTCGTGCATTAGCTGGTTAAGCTCATCCTCCAAATATTCTACACGTCCAGTCTTGTAAGCTTCAGGATGGAATGGCATCCACATACCAACAGGTCCAACAAATACATCATGATTAGGATCCATTTCACGAAGCATTTTGCATCTCAACTCAGCCTCTTGTTGTGTAGGATAAGAACCACGAACTTTCATACCACGAGTACTTGTTTGAAAATTATGAGTTTCAGAAAACTCTTTATCTAATTTCTCTTCATACGTATCTAAATAATTTTTGTAATCATCATCTAGACTACTAGATGTAATATTAGCTTTTTCTTCTTCAACATATCCTTTTAGATCTTCAGTTAATTTATCAAAATCAAGATTATACTTAAAAGATAAGAAATTTAAAAACTGTGAATACTTTTCAAAAGATTTAGTAAAATCCCATTGTTTTAGGAATTGTTCGAAATTAAAAATCTCCTTTTGTTTGACAATTTTTTCCGGAGAAATAAAAGATACGCACGCAAATTTTTGTCCAGCAACAGGCTTATCTTCATCTAGAAGATCAACATATTTAGGATTATCTTTTCCGTCTAAACCCATTTTAAATTCTACACCAGATGGACGTTCCATATTATCGGTCATTTATAAATTAATTATTAGAATATATTTTAAGTGTTTTTACGAACTATATATAATTTAATTAATTTAATTTAATTAATTTAGATAATATAATTTTTTTCTTGTTATTTATTATAACAAAATGAACTTCGGTGGTGCTCTCGATCTTGGTGAATTACTCAAAAGAGCTATTAAGTACTTAGTTGAAGGCTTAATGGTTGCTATTGCGGCTTACGCTATCCCCAAAAAATCTCTCAACTTAGATGAGGTTGCTCTTATCGCTCTTACTGCGGCGGCTACCTTCAGCATCTTAGACACCTACGTGCCTAGTATGGCTGTCAGTGCTCGCAATGGTGCCGGCTTAGGTATTGGTGCTAACCTTGTTGGTTTCCCCCAATAAATAGCTAATTAAATACATTTATATTTATAAATTTATCTATATAAATATAAATATAACTATTATTATATAGCATAATGAGTAAGAACAATGATAGTTTAATTGTATACATGCCAGATGGTAGTATAAAATATTGTGATAATATTGAAAATGATAATCCATACACTAAATTAATAAATAACGATTTTGAAAAATCTGATAAAAAAAATAATGATACAAATAATGATAGTAATTCAAATTTACATACCACAATAGATGTATATGAAAAAGCATTAATACTTGAAAAAAAATCAAAATTAATTCGTTTATTATGTATTTGTGATATGACTACTAATTTATTTTTTATATTATCTCATAATTCAAATATATTAGGTAATTTATTAGTAATTGTCTTGTCATTATATGGTTATAATGCTACTTTAACATACAATAAAAGCACATTACTTGGTTATTTAATTTATCAATATATTCAGGCGGTATGTAAAACAATTATATACGTATTAATTGTTACTGTTAATTCAAATCTAGTAATTGACAGCAATATGCAATACAACGTTACTATTACTAATACAACCGATACAGATGATAATATTACTTATATTGAAAACATTAATGTGTTTACAACAAATAGTAGTGATATAAACAATAATTCAATTATTTATTCAGAAAATAACAGTAATCATATTATACCTCCTGAATATATGCTTTTATATTGTATTCTTACATTAGGTCAAGTAATAATAACTTCCTATGTTCATAATTATTATAATGCTTTACCAAGTAAAGAAAAATTAAATGAAATGGTAGCTATTTCTAGAAGTATTAGAAGTCATCGAGTAACTATATTATAAATTAAATATCATTAAAAATATTTAATTTATACTGTGGAAATAAATTCCCAATCTAACTCTTCGCATATTTTTTTCCAAATTTCATCTTGTTCTATACGTTTCTCTCTATCTTTCAACATTGGAAAATATGATAAAAATTCGCGCTGATCTAGTAACTCACATAATTTATAAACTGTATAATAATAATTTAAAAAGTTTACACGATCATCCGGACAATATTTTGAATATGGTCCTTGAATTTCCATAAACAAATTGCATAATGTTTCTTCTAATTCTTGACTCATAACAGGAGGTTTTATTCCTAATTTATCTTTAATAAATGGTATATGTTCATAATATTTATTATATCCTAATTTTTTTAATATTTCTTTGGCTTTACTTCCACTTATTTCTTCTAATGGAATTCTTTCTTTTACAATTTGAATTTTGATATTCTCTAAAACCTCATCGGGAATTTTTGTAGTTTCTTTTGCTTGAAATTGAGCAATAATTTCTCTGAAATGATTGATACGCTTGTAAGCATAAAAACATACTTCTTTTGGGGGTTCTTTATATGATGGTTTCTCATTTTCAACCAAAAATTTAACATTTTTTGAACATTTATTACATACTAATATACCTTCTTGATCAACTGGAATCATTTCACCTTCATTGCAATATTCACATATATCAGTTTGTACAACAAAGTTATTTAAATCTAGGAAACTCTCATCAATATTAGATAAATATTTTTGTACATTTTGATTTTGTTCATCATTATCAGTATTTGCGTTGTTAATTGTATTTTTAACATTAAAAAAATTATCCAATAATCTTGTTTTATTATTTCCTTTAGAAATATCTTTTTTATTTTCAAAATATTCAAAAATATATTTAGAATTATTTAAATAATAATTTTTTTTCTCATTTTTAAGCTTTTTAATTTCTAATTTTATATTATTTATTTTATCTTTTATATCTAATCTTTCTTCAAGATTTTTTGTTTGTTTTAGCTTTTCTTTCAAATTTATTCTTTCGATTTTTAAATCGGGAATTGTTTCACATTCTATTTTATTAAATTTTTCAATCAATTCACTATGTTTACTATCTAGTGTAACATTATTTTTATTATTTAAAATAATTTTTTTTGTATTTTTTGGCTTAAAATTAGGCATGACAATAATAATAATAAACAATTAATATTTAATTGTTTATTTACAAAAATGATTAATTAATAAATTTAAATTCATTATTATTTTTCTATTATTCATTTAATGGATATTATTATAGATAATCACAATAATAATATTGACTATTTGCAACTACAAAAAATGAAATTTGTATTCAATGCTTTAGATGATGGTTGGAAAATAGAAAAAAATGAAGACAATTATATTTTTTCGAAAAAACATGAAGGAAAAAAAGACGTGTATTCAGATGAATATTTAACTAATTTTTTACAAAAAAATTTTATGCAGTAATGATATTAATTTAATAATTAATATTATTGTGTTTTTTTTCAAAATTTTTTTCTTTAGCAATATTATAACTAACAACAATGGGAGGTGGATTAATGCAAC